GGTCACGGTTGGGCCGCAGCGACGGCAGCAATTGGAAACAGATGATATGTTTTGATCCAATATTTCGCTTGGACCCTTACGATCCTTATGCCGACCGAGTTTGATTTCATCGCCGGCACCGAGGTGGCGAAGTTCATCGCCAGCAACAATCAAGTTGATTACATTCAGGGTCCGCTCGGTTCTGGCAAGACTGTGGCGCTGTTGCTGCGCGCGATGCGCCACGCGCAGGAGCAGAAACCCTCCCCGATCGACAACATCAGATATTCGCGATGGGGCATCGTTCGTAATACCCTGCCAGATCTCAAGCGATCCACTGTCAAGACTTGGCTGGAACTCTTTCCAGAACACATCTATGGACGTTTCAATGCTGCGCCGGGTTTCATGCAGCACCTCGTCAAATACGACGACATCGTCGCCGAGTTTCATTTCATGTCGCTGGACAAGATCGAGGACGTGAGAAAGCTGCGATCGACCGAGTTCACTGGGATATTGTTCAACGAATTGCCGTTCATGCCGAAGGAATTGTTCGACGAGGCGCATAGCCGGTTGCGGTTTCCGCCGGAGCGTCACGGCGGCCCGACGTGGTGCGGCATCCTGGCCGACGGCAACGCCCCCGACGAGGATTGCTGGCTCGCCATGATGACCGGCCAGGTCGACTTGCCGCCGGGATTATTGGCCGACGAGGTGGCGCAATACCACTGGCCGGCCGAGTGGGGATTTTTCATGCAGCCGCCGGCGGTGCTCGAGGAATTCGATCCGCGCGGCTCACTGACCGGGTATGCCGTCAATCCGGCCGCCGAGAATTTGCGCAACCTGCGCGCCGGCTATTATCCGCAGCAGCTCGCCGGCAAGTCGCGGGCCTGGATCGAAAGCCGGTTGATGAACCGCGTCGCGTTGGTGGTCGAGGGCGCCCCGGTGTGGCCGATGTTCCGCCGCGAGTTTCATGTCGCCCGCGACCCGCTACGCCCGGTCGAGGACCACGACGTGATTGTCGCGCTCGACTTCGGCCGCATCTATCCAGCCGTGCTGTTCGCTCAGGAGATCAATCAGCGCATCTTCGTGCAATATGAAATACTGGGGTTCAACGAGCCGGCATCGATGTTCGCACCGAAGGTGCAGCGTTTTCTCACTCAGCACTATCCAGAGTTCAATGTGCGTTTCGTCGGCGACCCCAAAGGCGCTGATAAGGGGCAGGCGACCGAGCAGTCGAGTTACGACATCTTTCGCAGTCATGGCATGCCGGTGACGCCGGCCCCGGTCAAGCAGAACGACATTGCCACCCGCACCGAGGCCGTGGCCTATATTCTCAACGACAATCCGCGCGGTCACAATCGTTTAGTCATATCGCCGCTGTGCAGAACTCTCATTGTCGGCATGGCCGGGCGCTATCATCTGGTCCGCGAGGACGACGGCGAGCTCAAACCGAAGAAGGACAAATATTCCAACCTGTGCGACGCGCTGCAATATTTGTGCTTGGGCCTGGGCGAGGGCCGCCGTATGGTCGGATTGACGCCGATCGGCACCGTTAAGCCGGCGCAAATCCGCGGCGGCCACAAGACTATGAGGCGAGTGTTTGCATGATGACGATGTGGTTTGCCGCCTTGCTGGCCTGCCTGTGCGTCGAGGCGCTGGAGAATGGATACTCACTTCCTCCCCGACGCCATTGAGCCGACTTATTGGAACGTGGTGTTTCATCCGAGCGAAACGCGCGCGACCCGCTTCTGGCTCGGCCGCTTCCAACATGTCTCGGCGTTCACCTACATTCCCGGCGTCGCCGCCTGGATCATGTACGACTGCCAGTGGGGCGGCGTGCGCATCGCGCTCATTCCGCGCATCGCTGTGCTGGTCGCCTATACCCGCGGCTGCGCCGTCGTGAAATTCGATCGACGCTATCAGCCGTTCGCGCTCGCCAGCCGGTTCGGCTTCTATTGCGTGCCGGCGATCAAGCAACTGCTCGGTTTGTCGTGCGTTGCCGCCACTCCCGATGCGCTCTATCGCCATTTGATCGCCAATGGTGGAGAGCTCATCAGTGGTCAGTGTGTCGACGCCGCCGCCGCCGCAAGTCGCTGCGCCGGATCCGATGCTGCAACAAGAGCAGCAGCAGGCGCAGGCTAACCTCGTCTCGTCGTTGCGGCAGCAAACCCAGGGCGACATGGCGAGCCTGATGGCGCGCTATGGCTCGCAATTGGCGCTCGCCGGCGGTACCACCGGCGCCTACGGCACGCCGATGACGCCGCCGGCCAAGGGTTGAAGATGGCGACCAACGGCCACGCCAATCAAACTCCGGCCACCACCAACGCCGCGGCGCAAGGCGGCGCCGTCAATACCGGCGAAGCCAAGACGCTCGAGCAGCATGCGGTATCGCGGCTCGCCGCCTGCCGCACTTGGAAAAGCTACATCGAGCTCGACATCAAGGAATGTTATTTCTTCACCGCGCCGAACCGGCAACGGCAGATCTCGTCGATGGTGATGCCGAGCCAGGCGCGCATGCTCGACGCGCCGGAATTAAATACCGACCAGGCGTTCATCCTGACCCAGGATTTCATCACTCAGATCATCAATGCCTACATGCCCGAGGCCGAACCGTGGTGCGAGCGCACCCGCGGCATGTTCGTCGCGCCGATGGTGTGGGACAAGATCAAGGACAGGGTGCGCGCCGACGACAAGCTGATCTTCGACGCCGTTCGCGCCAGTAATTTTTATCCCGAGATCGCCAAGGCCTATAATCCCGACCTGGCGATCTGCTGCGCCGGGCTGTGGATCGACCGGCCGCATCCGTCGATGCCGATCACCTGCTCGGCCGTGCCGATCCGCGAACTCGAGATCGATCTCGGTCCCTACGGCGAGATCGATACCCGGTTTGCCGTGCGCTATACCCGCAACCATTACGTTCGCGAACTGGTCGGCGAGGAAATTTGGGACAAGATGGAGCCCGAGCTCAAACGCAAGGCCGACAATTCGCCGTCCGATCGCACCCAGGTCATCTGGGGTTTCTGGCGCGATTGGAACGACAAATCCGACGAATGCTGGCAAGCCGTGGTGCTCCTTGGCAATCGGCTCGTTCATGACAATGTGCTCAAGGGCGAGGGCGCCTGCCCGCTGATCGTGACGCGGTTCAATCCGACTGCGGATTGGCCGCACGCGCACGGCCCGATGTATCAGGGCCTGCCGACGTTCCGGCAGATCGACGAGCTCGAGCAGATGCGGATCGAGCACGCCACCTTGTCGTTCAAGCCGCCGATCACCTACCCCGACGACAGTTTCGCCGCGGTCGAGACCGGCGTCGAGGAAGGCATGGCCTATCCGATCCGGCCCGGCTCCGAGGGCGCGGTCAAGCCGATCTACACGCCGCCGTCGCCGCAAGTCGCCAATTATCAATACGAAGAAAAACTGAAAGATCTGCGCAAGCTGTTCTTCGTCGATCATCCCGAGCAGACCGGCGACACCCCGCCGACCGCAACGCAATGGATGGACGAGCTCGCCCGCGCCCAACGCCGGCTCGGCACCCCGGGCATGTCGTTCTGGCGCGAGGGACCGGCGGCTTATTTTCTGCGCTTCAAGCATTTGCTCGAGCTCGCCGGCGTCATCGTGCCGTTGAAGGTCGACGGCCGCGCCGTCGCCACCATGCCGCGCAATCCGGCCCAGGCCGCCGCCGAGCAGCAGGACATCGTCAAGACCATGCAGCTCGCGACTTATCTCGCTCAGACATTCCCCGAGGAATTCAAGATGTACATCGACGGCGCCGCTACCATGAAGAACCTGCTCGACAAGGCGCGCGTGGTTTTGATCAAGCTGCGCGATCCGGCCAAGGTCCAACAGACCGTCGAGCAGATGTCGAAGATCCTGCAACCGCGGCCGGTGCAGCAACCTGGCGGCCCGCCGATTATCGGCCCGGCGGCGTAGAAAAAATAGAAATGAAATGATCGAGAATAAAGACATCAAAGACGCCTGGGACCGCGTCGCGCGCACGACAGACGGTTTGCTGATCTATCGGCATCTACAACGCATCGTCATGGGCACCGCGGGACCGGACGACGGTGCGTTGCCGCGTCTGGAAGGGCGCCGCAGATTGGCCGCTGATCTGATGGCCTACATGGCCGAGGGCATCGCCGAGAATGACCGAGCCTGCGTCACCTTCGCCGTCGCCAAGCCCGTCGCCACAACCGGCCCCCGCGGCGCCGGCCGCCGCATCACCGCCGACACCTTCGTCCCCGGTTACGACACCGAGCCCGGCCCCGGCAACGGTTCCGGCGGCGGCGCCACCAACTAGACCGGATTGGCTACCGAAAAGTTTTTCTGATCCGACCGCGTTTCGCGCCGACTACGATCGGCTCGCCGCCTACGAGGCCGGCGATAAAGTCCGACGTTCGACTTTGCCGGCGACGCCCGACGATTACAAAACCGAATTCACCGCTGATTTCAAAGTACCGGACGGCATCAAATACGAATTCAAGGCTGACGATCCGCTATTGGCGCAAGCCCGCGGCATCATGCACGACATCGATCAGGGCAAACTGTCCGGTCAGCAGGCATTTTCCAAATTGCTCGAGCTCTATGCCGGCGGCCAGGTATCGACGCAACAGCAAATCCAGACCGCGCGCAATGCCGAGGTGCAAAAACTCGGCGCCACCGGGCCGACCCGCATCGATGCGCTGACCACGTTCTTTCGCGCCTATCTCGGCGATGCCGCCGGCAACCGGCGCATGCAGCGCATCTTTACCGCCCAGGATGTGCAAGACGCCGAAATGGAAGTGTCGAAGATCACTTCGCAAGGCGGCGCCGCGTTCCGCGGCAATGGTCGCGAACCGCCGCAACAAGCCGGCCGGCTGTCGGACGAGCAGATCAGGCAGTTAACGCCGGCGCAACGGCTCGATTACTCGCGGCAATGGGATCAATCGACAATGCCGGCCTGGCGAGATCCGCGCGGCCAATGAGAGGAACTAGACAATGGCAATCTCAAATCTGATCACGCTGCCGGAATACGCGAAGGGCTTCAGCAATGAGGACATCAGACGCACAATTATAGAAATGTTCACGCAGTACAGTGACGTCTTCGAGGTGATGCCGTTCGAAGGCTTGCGCGGCTCCAAATATGTCGGCTTCCGCGAGGCGGCATTGGCACAGCCGCAATTCCGCGCCGTCAATGAAGCGTCGTCGTCAGGTCATGGCGTCATCCAGCCGTTCGACGAGGCCACCGCGATCATCGACCACGACATCGACATCGATCGCGCCATCGTCGATCGCCACGGACCAGAACGGCGGAATTATGAAGAAAGAATGGGCATAACTGCGTTCGCCAGACTTTGGATCGATACCTTTGTCAAAGGCGACCGCTCGGTCAATCCGCGGGTATTCGACGGGCTCAATGTCCGCGCCGCGATGTTCGGCCGGCTGTTCAACAATTCAACCGCATCCGGCGGCGCCGCCTTGTCTTTGCTCAATCTCGATCAGACGATCAACAACGTCAGCAAGAAGTCCGGCACCACCTACATTCTGGTGCCGTTCCTCTCGCTGCCGTTATGGATACAAGCCGCGCGCACTACAACGTTAACGGGATTCGTGATGCAGACTTGGGACGAAGTCGGCATGCCGAAAATTTCCTATGGCGGCCATCGGCTGTTGTGGGGCTACCCGAAGGACGATCAGGTCCCCGTATTGCAGTTCAACGAAGTCGGCAACGGCGGCGGCTCGGCGGTCACGGCGTCGCTCTACGTCATGACCTTGGGCGAGGGCATGCTGCGCGGCATCTATGTGCGCAACCTGACGCCGGAAGATGTCGGTCTCTTACAAGACCGCAAGACCTATCGCACTCACATTTCCTGGGACGTGTCGATCGTCGACGAACACAAATATTGCTTCGTGCGACTGACGTCTTGGACCAACGCGGCGATCGTCGCTTAGGAGAAAACCATGGCCCGCAGAAATTACACTTTCGATGCCAACATGGCGCTCGAGGACGGCGCCGCGGCGCATACCGCGGCCGGTTGGGGCCAGGTCGGCGGCGCGCAATCGATCGTCGATCTCGGCGGCAATCAGGGCATCACCATCACCCTGCCGTCGATCTCCAACGTGGCGACGATCACGCCGCAGCAGGCCCGCGGCGATTTCGTCTGCGTGATCTACAACCTGGCCGGAACCTTTACCGGCTCGAACATCTATCGCGTTTCCATCGTCGGTTCCAACAATCCCGGCATGCTGTCGGGCAATGTCACGCTGGCATCGATCCCGTTCGGTTCGGGCACGGCGATGGACCCGCCCAATTCGGCGAGCTCGACGTCGCCGTTGGGCAGCGGCAATTATCCGGCCGGCTGGGAATACGAACTGCCGTTCACCAACGAATATCAGAACACGCCATACGAATTTGTGTCGCTGTGGTTCGGCGGCACCTTCGGCTCGGTGCAATTGAGCGCCTTCATCGCGGTGCTGATGAGAGAATAGAAAGAATAAGGATGAAAGTACAAACCGGCGAGTTCTCGTCTTACTCGAACAACCTGATCGACGAGCTCAACAAGTCGAAGGTGTTCATTTGGGATTGCGGTCCCGAGGAACCGCATTTGCCCGACGAGCCGGAGCCGCCGACGACGCCGTTCGGCGATCCGAGGTATCAGCTCGAAAATCTTCGCCATAAGCGCGCCGTGAAGCACTACGAGGATGCGCTGTTGGCGTTCGAGCGTGCCGAACGCGAATACCAGCACTGGCAGACCAATGTCCGCGGCCCGATCGAATTGATGATGTGGTCGACCGACGCCCGCGACGCGCTCGAGCACGACGCCAGGGCGGTCGAGCAAGGCCGGCAGAAAAAACCGCGCTATTACGTTTCGTCGCGCACCCGCGGTTATGAGCGGGTCAAAAATCTCGGTCTGCCGAAAGACATGCTGCCCGGTCCCGGCCATGCCGAAAATCTCGAGCGGCAACTCGCCGGCGAAAAGGAGTTTGTCGAAGTCCTCAAATCCGATCCGCAATTCGGCCAGGAGACGCGCCCATGACCTCGCGCTTGTTCAAACTTTCGCTCGCTGCCGCGTTGGCATTAGCCCCGCTGGCGCCGATCCCGGTTAACGCGGCGGCGTCGACGCAAGTCACCCACATCTATTTGTGCGCGCCGGAACCTTCGGTCGGCACCGCCGGGCCGCGCCGGGTGGTCAATACCGCCTCGACTGCAACGCCGCAGCCGGCTTACCAGTTGAACGCGCTCGGCTGCGCGTTGTTTGCCAATCCCGATGTCGGCTTCTTCCTGTCGCAAGGCTTTTTCATTTCGCCGGCCGAGACCGTGATCCAACAGAACGCCATCACTGCCAATACCACCGGAACGACCTCGACGCTGCTGATCCCGTCTTATGCCTTCGTCAAATACATCGTGATCGAGGAAACCGGCGGCGGCTCGATCACTGGCGGGCTCAATGTCGGCGACAGCGGTTCGGCGACGCGATTTTTGTCGGCCACGGCCGTCAGCGCCAATTTGAATGTCGTCGTGGTGCCGACCAACGCGACCGGCTCGGGCAATACCGGCGTGCCGGCCGCCGATACGGTTTTGGTCGCCGCCGTCACCGGCTTTGCCGGCGGTGCTTCACTCAATATCAGCGTCATCCTCGGCTATTTCTGAACAATGGAGCTCCCTGCAAGCCATGATCACACGCGACACGATCCGGTCATGGCTCTACTGCGCCGTAGCTCTCGCTGCGGCGCTCTTTACTCTTTCGGCAAGCGCGCAGACTTCCGGCGTGCCGACCGGCGCCATCGTCACCGGCAACGCCACGGGCTCGACTAGCGCGGTCGTCGGCACGCTCGCCGGCGCCGTCGGCAAGACCACCTATATTTGCGGCTTTTCGGTATCGTCGACCGGCAGCGCGGCGGTCAGTCCGATCACCGTCGCCGGCATCGTCGGCTCGAGCATGGTGTTTCAAAACCTTTCTGCCGGCGCCGGCATCTTGCAGCAGGCGTTTTATCCTTGCGTGCCGGCGAGCGGGCCGAATACCGCAATCACCGTGACCACGACGGCGGACGGCACCGCGACCGCGGTCAACGTCAATTCCTGGGGTTTCGTGCAATGAGCGAAGTCACCGATTTGATCGCCGCCATCGCCGCCATCGCCAAGGATCCCAAAGCCTGGGAGAAGCGCCTGGGCGACGCCGACGACATCGCCAAGCAGCTCGCCGAGGCACGCAAGGCGAAGAAGGAAGCCGAGGACGCCGCCAAGGCCGCGGCGGCCGATCTGGAAACCGCGCGCTACGAGCGCGGCCAGGCCGAACGCGCCACCCGCGACGCCGCGGCGCAATCGGCCGCCAATCACCAACGCGAGCGTGAGCTGCGCGGCCAGGAAGCCGCACTGCTGCAACGCAAGAACGCCTTCGAACAGGAAGCCGCGAATTCAAAGGTTAATTTCGACAGCCGTGAAGCCGATCTCGATGTCCGCGAGCGCCTGGCGGCCAAAAAACTCAACGACGCGCAGAAATTGATGGCGAGCTACGACGAGGCCAAGCACAAGGCGGCATTGCAACTGGCCAGTTAAATGAGAAACAATGGCGAAACTCTACATCACCGAATACGGCACGATCGCGGCCTTGCCGGCGACCGCAAACGGCCAGGTGCCATTCGAGCCGCCGCTTGCCGAGCAAGTATTGGATTTTACCGGCGGGCCGGCAACCTCGGCAGCGTTCCAGCAATATACCCGCATGATCCGCATGAATTGCGACGCCACCTGTTCGCTGATCGTCGGCGCCAATCCGTCGGCCAGCACTTCGAACGGCCGATGGGCGACCAATCAAACCGAATTCCGCGGCGTGCCGGAAGGCCAGGGCTTCAAAGTGTCGGTGATAGGGAACGTGTGAAAGAAACAAATGCCGTTTCTCAAAACATCGAATGACGGCGAGGTCAATCTCGATCATAGCGCCAGCCCCGGCTTGACGCCGGAACAGGCGCGCCGGTTTGGCTATCCGGCCGAACTCGTCGGCGAAGGCAAGAAGATGTCGGCGCCGACGCTCGGTTGTCCGCATTGCGGCTCCGCGGTAATGCTCAATCCGTTCCGCCAGCGCGAGCGCGCCCATTGCTATCAATGCAATAAATACATTTGCGACATTTGCGATGCCGTCAGGCATGAGCCCGGCTACGTTCATCGCACTATCGAGGAAATCGCCGCCCTCATCACTTCCGGCAAATGGCGAATGACGGGTTCGATGTCTAAACCTCTCTTGATCCCAATGGAGGATTGAAATGGCAAAGCGCGTCTTTTCCACTCAGAACATGTCTTGGATCGCCAGCGCGTCAGGTGCGGCGATCACTTCGCCGACGACGCCGCAATGGATGGCGGTCAAGGGCGGCAACGGCACCGCAATCATCGACGTGCTCGAGGTCTTGATTTCGGGTCTGGCATCGGCGTCGACGCTCGGCGGCTTTATCCTGTCGCGCGTCACCGCGCTCGAGTCCGCCGCCGGCGGTTCGGCGCTGACCACATCGGCGCCGAAAGCATCGGATGGCTTATTGAACCCGAGCGGCCAGGCCGTCACCAATCCGGTCGTGGTGTTCAATGCGGCTTCGACCACCGGGCCGACGCCATCCAACGTTATCACCAACGCCGATCTCAATCTCGGGCTCAATATGTTCGGCGGCATTCTGCGCTGGAACGCGGCGCCGACACAGCAATGGTGGATCGTCGGCAACACCACGACGACCGGCGAAAGCATTTTGTATAATTCGTCGACCGCCGGCGGCGCCACCGGCCTCGCCAGTGCGCACATCATGTATGAGCCATACTGAGATGCAATGGCCTCGATCGTCACGTCCGTCATTGTCTCCAATGTTGCGCAAGTGGACGGCCGCGATGCCGTAGTCGAGCAGCATACCGACAGCTTGGGAGATATTCACCCCTACCTCTACCTCGCGGATGCCGGCACCGACTTCAACGCAATGCTGGCGGCGCATGCGACGCAGGTTCTGAACAGTCTCGCCAGCTCGGAGATTACCGCCAATCTTCTATCCATCGACACCTCCGGGGCGTCGGCCGTCATCTCCACGAATTACAACACGCTGAGCCAAGTCATCAATTCAGTGCTGGCAATCTACGCTACGCTGGTCGGGCAACCCTGCATGAACAGTTCAGCTTGGCTGAACACGCTGACCTATGCGCAACTGGCCGCCGCCAATCCCGGCAAGTTTCCCAACGTGACCGCTTTCACCAACTGGCGAGCACAGTTCGTGACGCCCGGCGTCAATAGTCTCAACACCGCGAACGCGCTGGTGGGGGGCTAGATGATTAATAATAATTGGTACTTAGACGGCTCGACTGGAATGTCGGTGGTTGATCTTGGCACAGCGCAAGGCGCGGCGGGCGCGACATTAACGACAACCATTACCGTTCCGGCAGGCGCCTTAATCGTTGCGGTCGCGGCCGAAGTCACATCAGCATCAGCAGGATCGATGTCCGATGCCACCAATGGCAGCTACACACTTGCAAGTTCCGGAGCGATGTCCACCGCCGCCGGTTTCGGCATGGTATTTTATTTCCAGAACTCCGCGGCATTGAGTGCCGTGACCCTGACCTACACCAAGCAAACTTCAGGGCACGCTTGCTCACTTGCCGCATTCTATGTTACCGGAGCTGCTACAGCCAGCGCGCTTGACTCGGCGTTCACCAATACATCTGCCGTCAACTCTGCCTCACCGACAGTAACCAGCGCGGCTGCGCCTGCGGGCAATGGCGAGGTCATTATCGGCGCTTGCGCCTATAGCAATGCAGCGGCAAAGACGTTGACGAACACCGGGTCGTTTATTATTCCATTTGGTAATCAAAACGGCCAATCAACGGCAAGCGTCGGCGGCGGTCACATCAATGTCGGTGGCACGCTGTCAGCAACATTCAATCCAACACTATCCGGAGCGTCCGACAATATTACTTTCATCTTAGCGTTCAAACCGCCATCGGCGCAGTTGATTGGCTGGTGGAATATCTCGGTATGGACGGCAAGCGCGAGCCATGTCGCTGGCGACGTTCTTCGCCAGAACGCTACCCCAGCCATAGGCAACGAACGGGCATTTGTTTGCTACAATTCGACGGGAGGCACCGGTACGACCGGCGGTTCAGAACCGTCGTGGACGATCACATTAGGCGGCCAGACCACCGACAACACGGTTAAATGGCAAGAGATCACTGGCAATTCTGCGCTCAACGGCGACTCGGCTACCACGCCGACCTGGGCGCAAATGCGGGCGGCATCGACAATAGCATCGCTAGGCCAGGTCATTCAATCTAACGACGGCACCAAACTGTTGATCTGCACCGTCACCGGCACTGTGGGGGCCGTAGAACCGACATGGAATGCCTATACGACTACCGGAGCGACAACGACTGACAATGGCGCGACTTGGGTAACACTGAAGGATAGCAGCAACAAATTCACCAATTGGAGCGCACCTCATGCCAGATTGAACAACGCGGTAACGTGGGATCAAAGCGTTGTCGCCTCAAGCAGTCATGTCATTCTTGCCGCTTCTGAGCATGCGGAATCGCAAGCGTCAGGTCTAAACATTAGTTTCGCCCCGGTTTCATTGACAACATCGCAGTTTGTGTATTGCGTCGACAAATCGAATGTGCCGCCGACATCAGCTGATGTTACCACCGGGGCCAGTATCGCCTCGACTGGTTCTGGAAATATGAGTTGGGGTAACTATAAGTTTTTCGATGGATTGACTTTAATATATGGTGGGGGTGCCAACGGTGGCAACATCACCTTGCAAGTTTCCGGCGAATACCGTAACTGCACCTTTACATTGAACTCGCCCGGAAGCGCTCAAAGCTTTTTCTTTGTTACGGGGCTGGGAACCAATTACGCCGAATATGTTAATTGCACGGTTAATTTCACCCATGTCGGTGACACTCTGAGCTTGAACAATGCCGGTGAGCCAGCGAAGTTCACCAATTGCACATTTGCCGGAACAGCGCCGACGAATTTATTAAGCGGCAATGGTACCGGCGTGTCGAACGTTCTATTCCAAGGCTGCGATATGTCGTTCATGGGAAGTGGCAAGACGATAGTAAATCAGGGCGGTTGTCTGTCGATGGTGACGCTATTGGATTGCAAATTGGGCAGCGGTGTCACTATCAGTAGCGCTCTCACGCTCTCCCAAACACAACCCGTTACCTACGTTGTAAGATCAGACAGCGCCGCAGACAGTTATCGGCAAGAGAAATACAACAGCCGCGGCAGCCAAGTGGTCGAAACGACAATTATTCGCACCGGCGGCGCAAGTGACGGTGTTACCGGAATAAGTTGGAAACTCGTCACCACTGCTAACGTATTTTGGTGGATACCGTTTGAATGTATCCCGATCACTATCTGGAATAACAATACATCAGGGACGCACACCGTTACCATCTTTGGTATCTGGGGCGGCGGTGCAGTGCCAAACAATGATCAAATCTGGGCTGATGTCGAATATTTGGGAACCGCCAGCTTTCCGCAAGGCGTGGTCGCGACCGCAACCAAGGTCAATGGGTTGGCTTCCGGCGCCGCCTTGGGCACCGACACCTCGACTTGGGGCGGTTCGACCACTCCGTTCAAGATTACGATTAGCATCACGCCGACAATGATCGGCTATCTGAACATCCTCGTTAAGGCGGCGAAGCCGTCGACGACATTCTATATCGATCCGGCAGTGAGCTATTCGTAATGGCGCGACAAGCTATAGCTCTAGGTACCTGGGAAGCCAATGGTGCGACCTTTGTCGATGAGACAACGAGCCATGACGCTATAGCGCCAGTGGGTGAATTCGTCGTGGAAACCCAAGGCGTTGCGCCATCCGTATTCATTCTCATGGCGCAGATCGTGACGATCCTACTTCTCTGCCTACTACTGTAAGGAGATAAGAATGTCCCGCCAATACTTCGGAGATGTGTTGACCGAGCCGATCGGTTCTGCCTACACCACGATCACGGCCACGACCGAGACCGTGTTGATCCCCACTGCCTTCACTCCAATCAACGCAATGGAACCAAGGGCAGGAAAGGTCTACGAACTAACCGTCGGCGGCACAGTCACCACGGGCGCATCCGGTACGCTTATCGTCACCCCACGCTTCGGCACGACCGTCGGTGGCGTTTCGATCGGGCCTTCATTGGCGCAGACCGTCGTGCCCTCGATCACCACCGCGCCCTTCATCCTTCGTTACTGGCTGACCATTCGCTCGATTGGTTTGACTGGCGCAAACTCGACAGTGGTCGGGTATGGCTATTGGCAATCGCTCGGCGCAATCGCGACAGCGTCCAGCGAGACCGACGTGACCTTCGGCACTGTCGGCGCAGCGGTGTCCGTGGACACTTCGATCGCGCAGGCGCTGTGGATGGGTGTGACCTTCTCCGTCGCGCCCTCCGTCATCCCCAACTTCCACATCTGGCGATCGCTCAACTAAATGCCTGGTTTAGGCCCACACGCAGGCGGGCCCACTGGCGGTCTGGGCTTCTGGGCACAGCAGGGATTTTATGGCGTCCCGAAGATCGACTATGGGCCGTTCATTCTTCGTGGCTGGTTAAAGTCCCTCCCCGACCAACCCCCACCGCCCAATGCGTTCCAGTCGTGGACGTGGTCGTACAATCTCGATCTGATCGGCCAAGATAAACTTCCCGCTGGTTCGCGGATCTTCGACCTGGCGCCAGCTCAGCGCCCATACGAACTCACCAGCCAATTCACTTGGCAGTGGTCGTTCAATCTGAGCTTGATGTTCCAGGCTCCGGGCCAGCCCCTCGTTGGCTCGGTCCGGTACGACCTGCCTTCTACCTACCTCGTCCCGTATCGCATCGAGCAGACTTGGGCGGCGTCTTACAACAAAAACCTGATCGGTCAGGATCGCATGCTGATTGGCGATCAGGTCACCGATCGCCCGCAACTGCCAGTCCCGCCTGCGATTACTTGGATCGCGACCATGCCGCCGAGCATGGCAACGGTGGTTCGGCCGTTTGCACAGTACGATTGGCCGCTGCCACTTCCGCAGCGGCCGTTGGATCAGTCTTGGTACCAGAACCTCGATCTGTTGCCGAAACCACCGCCCCCGGACACAACCCACATCATCCGCCCGATCTGGCGCTCGCTGCCCGACCAGCCAGCGCAACCTTTACTGCAACAATCCCCATTCCCGAACCTCGTCATCAGCGCAGTCGTTGTTCAAGCCCCATTCAAGCAAACCGATTGGCCGATCCCGTTCGCACCACAACTCGCCACAGTCTCTTGGACTTGGAGTTACAACCTCAAGCTTATCGGCCAGGACAAACTTCCTTCCGGTCAACAGATCACCGAACTCCCGCCTCGCGACTTCGCACGTCAATTCCAGACGTGGATCAACGTCACCAACCTCGCGCTCACGACAGCAGCGCCGAACCTGTTCGCGCAGGCGAGACAGCAAGACTGGCCGGTCCCACGTGGGCCAGAGCCGGATTGGCGCAGGTCCTGGGAGTGGTCGTACAATCTCGATCTGATCGGCCAAGACGAACTGCCGTTCCGGCAATCCGATTGGCCGCTCACGCCGGCGGCACAGCGCGCCGTTGATCTCGGGACTTGGATCGATCGTACCAAGTTCCTGCTGGCGCAACTTTACAAGCCGTTTGCGCAGCTCGATTGGCCGAACCCGACGCCGCCGGCGCGCGACCCGACGCTCGCCAGCCTCACCGCAAGCTACAACCTCAATCTGATCGGCCAAGATCGCTTACCCAATCGGCAATCCGATTGGCCGCTGTCGAACGCTCACGCGCTCAATCAGATCCCGTTGCAGGCAATGGTTGCCGGCAAGGGTTTCTGGCTAGTCCAGTTCCAGCCGTTACCTCCCGGCGCCATCGTTACCGATCGCCCGCAACTGCGGGCCGATGTGCCGGCCGATTTCTATACGATTGCCGAGCGCGCTCAGATCGTGCAGCCGGCGCCCGTGGTCACACCGCTGGTGCCCAACAAGCCGTTCCTCGCGGGTCCGGCTTATCTCGACGTCATTCCCGGCGAGAAGCCGTCCTAAGCGTGCGTTGCCGGCGCCGCCGGCCTGGCGGCAACCTCGCGCATGTCCTATCCCTGGCCGCTTGCCAAGATCGACATTATCGATCGGGCGCTGTCCGCGACCGGCGACAATACCGTTGCCGTCGCCAATGACGGCTCGGACGAATGGAACACCGCGTCGCCGGCCTATGACGATGCCTTGGCCTACATCATGGAAAGCCACTCTTGGGGCTTTGCCATGCTGACCATCGTATTGCAGCCGTCGCCGACGCCGCCCCAGGATAGTGATTTTGATACTGCCTACCCGATCCCGCCCGATTGCGCTCATATCGTCTGGATCAAGATCAACCAGAACAATCCGAATACCTCCAATCAACCGATGCTGACGAATTACAAGATCGCCGGCACGCCGACCGGGCCGGTCATCGTCGTCAATGCGCGCGGCGGGCCGCCGCCGCCGCTCACGCCGGTAACGCCCGCGCAAATCACTATGTACTACATGTCCAACTCCGGCGCGCTCACCGACAGCACGTCGGGAACGCCGACGCTCGTGCTGGCGCTGAAATGTTTCGTCGCATCCGGCATCTATCGCGGGCTGCACGAAGACATCGCCGAGGCCGACAAGATGTGGATGGCCGGCGAGCAATATTTGCAGCGCGCCCGCACCCGCTACGATCAACAAAAGCCGAAGCGGCAATTCTTCAATAGTCGCATCGGTGCGGTGCGCCGGATCCGCCGGCCGTGGCCGCAGAGCGGCATCAACAATTGGGGTTCCGGTTCGGGATCAGGATCGACGCCAGGTTAGCGCATGGCCATCGCCAAGATTACCGGAGCGCAAATCGATTTTTCCGCCGGCGAGCTCGACGAGAGCGTCAAGCGCGCCCACGACAGCATCCAGAAAATTGGCGCCCGCCAGATGGCGAATTGGCGCATTCTGTCGTCGAAACTGTTGCAGAACCGTTCTGGCCGGTCGGCATTGTTCGTCGCCGGCGGCCGGGTCGAAGAAGTCGCCATGCCGGGCGGCAGTGTTTTCTTTCTCAATTTTGCCGCGGGCAGCATTTCGATTTTCAATCCGGCCGGCGCGCAAGTCTTTACGGCAAGCACGATTCATCACATTCCGACCGACGGCGGCTTTGCTATTCCGTGGACCACGCCGACGCTTGGCGGCATTGTCTGGGCGCAAATCGGCAAGACGATTTATATCGCCTATCCCGACGGCGCGCCGAACAATATACCGCAAGTGTTGTCCTGGGACGGCGTGTCGACTTGGACTTTGCTGCCTTATATCGAAACCGTTCAACCTTCCGGCCAGAAGCGCACACCGTTCTATCGCATATCGCCGGCAAATATAACGCTATTGCCGAGCGCAACGACCGGCAACATCAATGTTACGTTTTCGTCGTCGGTGCTCGCCTCTGGTTCAGTAGGAACACGGTTTGAATATTGCGGGCGACAATTGACGATCACCGGCGTATCGAACTCGACGACCGGCACCGCAACCGTGAATGAACCATTGCCGCCTGGGCAAGTTTTGAGTTTTACTTCCGCGCAAGGACAAATAAACATCGGCGACGTCGTCAAAGGCAGCATCACCGGCGCAACTGGAATTGCTACGGCGACCTCGAGCGGCACACAAGTTCTGCATTTTGCCAGCCATAGTTTTTGGCCGCAACCAGCAAACGGCGTTGGCGATACGCTCGTCGGCGGAACATCGGGAACGCACGGTGTCGTGACTGCAATCAATTATTTCTTCGACAGTCAGGCGCCAGCGACTTTTTACATTACCGATACGGTTCAGATTACCAGCGGATCCGGTTTTACAACCGGCGAAGCGGTTACCGGTACGAATGGCACATTCAATCCGTTCAGCGTCACGACGAACACGGCGAACAGTCTGACAGTTCAACTTATTCCCGCAACTGGCGACGATGTCATTCAGTTTGGCGGCAGCGAAGTCGTGGTCGGACCTTCCGGCAGCTTTACTCTTACCGGCAATTCGATCACCACGCCGCAAGCCGTCGCCGATTGGGACGACGAGGTCATGAATTTCTATCGTGGCTTTCCGAGCTCGGTATTTGCCGATCAATCGCGATTGGGATTT